TGGCTTAGCGGCTAAGGCGGCAGCCGAGGACGAACAGCAACAAGCGATCTTGGCTAACACGATGCAGAACGTTGTTGGCGCTACTGACGCAACTGTTGCAGCGACTGAGGACATGATTTCGGCTATGTCAAGGGCGACTGGTACGGCTGACAGCGAGTTACGGCCAGCGTTTGCCGCGTTACTTGTCGGTACAAAAAACGTTGGCGAAGCGACTAGCGCGCTGACACTTGCGCAAGATATTTCGGCTGCAACTGGCAACGATCTAGCGACGATCAGCGACGCGCTGGCTAAAGCGTATGCAGGCAATATGAAAGGTTTGCAAGCGTTGTCGCCTGAGATGAAGGGCATGATTAAAGACGGTGCGTCACTCGACACGGTGATGATGGCCTTGAACGACAATTTTGGTGGCGCGGCCGCAAAGTCTGCCAGCACCGCTGCAGGACAATTTAAGATATTAAAAAATAGTTTGGCTGAAACACAAGAGAGCATTGGTGCAGGTTTGTTGCCCGTGTTGCAAAAAGTGTTGCCGGTGTTGCAACGCATGGCTGATTGGGCGCAAGAAAACCCTAAAGCATTTTTGTTTGTTGCCGGCACGATCAGCGCTATTGCAACGGCAATTTTGGCAGTTAATTTTGCTATGGCCGCTAACCCGTTTACGCTTATTGCGGTTGGCATTGCTGCACTTATTACTGGTCTTGCAGTTGCGTACACAAAATTTGAAGGTTTTAGAAACGTTGTCAACACGGTGCTAAACGGTTTAATTGCTGGTTTTGAATTGTTTGCTAATTCGTTTATTGGTGCAATTAACTTAATTATTCAAGGCATGAATTTGATAAACCCGTTTACAGATATTGGTACGTTGCCGACAATTAACTTGGGTCGTATCGGTTCGGGTGGTGGTGCGACTAGCGGTGGCGCGGCTCGAGAGGGTGGCACGGGCAGTATCACGCCTGCGTTGCCAAGTATGCCTAGTTTGATTAGTCCGATTACTGGTGGCGGTGGCGCTGGCGGTGGCGGTAGTCGAGTCGGGGGCGGTGGCGGCGGTGGCGGTATTGGTGGCGGTGGCGATCTAGTGACCATACAAGGCGCTTTGACAACGTTTGGTAACGCTGAGCGCATTGCAGCGCGCGGTAGCGGTGACGTAACGATCAACGTCACGGGCGGTATGTCAACTAGCGCCGAGATCGGGCAAAGCGTGTTAAACAGTTTGCTGGCCTACCAGCGCACTAACGGGCCACTTGATTTACAGATTGCGTCGTAATGGCAGGTACAGCCGTTGTTGCTAGTGGCAACTATGACTTAGAGATTGACACAGGGTTTGTGCAAGACGCATTTTTGCTTGACGACCCAGTTGCAGGTTTGTTAGATAACACTCAATATGTGCTTGACGGTACGACAGATTATGCAAGCGTGCTTGACGGCGTAAATAGCATCAGCGTGCGACGTGGGCGACGCGATCAAGGCGACCAATTTAGTGCAGGCACAATGTCGTTCCAAATGCTAGATACCTCAGGAATTTTTTCGCCCTTTGATACGAACAGTCCCTACTATGACACCGCACTATCGCAACCGGGTCTTGCACCTATGCGTCGAGTGCGCTTGTCGCGTTACAGCGCAACAAACGTTAAAGAATATTTGTTTGTTGGCGTGATCGTAAATTATGACTACAACTTTGCGCTTGGCGGTCTTGACACCGTGACCGTGTTTTGTGCAGACGATTTCTATTTGTTAGCGCAAACATATTTAGACGAGTTCAACGTCAGCGAGGAATTGTCTAGCGCTCGAGTTACAGCCGTACTTGATCGGCCTGAAGTTGCGTTCCCAGCGTTAACGCGCGACATTGCTACAGGTACACAGACACTTGGCGGTGCAGCGGCGTTTACAATTCCGCAGGGTACAAACGTGCTTGGTTATTTGTCTAACGTAAACGTCGCTGAGCAGGGTCGCCTGTTTATGTCGCGTGACGGCGATCTAGTGTTTGACGCTCGACTGGGCACAACGCTCACCCCAGCGGTAGCAAACTTTCATGACGACGGCACAAACATTCCGTATAACGGCGTAGGCATAACTTTTGAAGCCGACCAAGTAACTAACCGTGCAGTCGTACAAACACTCGGCAGTAACAATCCGCAGGTCGCTGACGATGCTGGTAGTCAGGCAAAGTATTTTGTGCAGACTTACAGCATCACTAACAGCCTTTTGCATAACGACACAGCGGCGCTTGACTTAGCGGTTTATTTGCTTGACCCTGAACCTGAGGCACGGTACACGTCACTAGCCACGTCGTTTGCTTTGTTGACTAGCGCGCAACGTGACACGGTGGCCGTAATTGACGTGGGCGATACAATCACGATTGAAAAGACTTTTACGTCAGGCGTAACAACAACGCAATTGGCACAAGAACTGGCAGTCGAAGGCATTGAAATGACAATTAACGTTAACGCCGGGCATAGCGTCACTTATTACACGTCGCCAACTATTGTTGTTTACGAGTTAATTCTTGACGACACGTCGTTTGGTATCATCAACGCTGACAACGTTCTAGGGTAAAGTAAGGTCACTATGGCATTACAAACATTTACAGCCGGGCAGGTTTTGACCGCCGCGCAAATGACAAGTTTGCAAGCAAACGACTACAACCAAACAGTTAGCACAAAGACCGCTAGTTACACACTTGTTGCAGCCGATAAGGGCACTCGAGTTGTAATGAATTCGGCGAGCGCTACGACGATCACGGTTAATACAAGTTTGTTTAGTGCTGGCGATACTTTGGTTCTGCAAAATATTTCTACGGGCGTTTGCACGGTTACGGCTGGCACGGCAACGGTGTCGAGTGCTGGCCCGTTGGCTATTCCGCAGAACGGTAGCGGCATACTTTATTTTACTAGCGCAGGCGTATCTATTTATTATCCGTCAGCGGTTACGGCTGCGGCAAGCGGTTTAACTTTATTAAATACAACTACTTTTACGTCGTCTAGTGCGGTCAATGTAAGCAATGTAATCTTGGCGGCTACGGCAACAAATTATTTTGTTGCCATAAATTGTGTGGGCACAATTAACACTACTTTAAATATGCGTTTTAGAGAAAATGTTACCGATAAAGCGACAGGCTATGACGTAGGTAGTTTAAATATAAATTTTTCAACTGGAACAATTACTCAACAGGGCGGTACTGGACTTACAACAACTCGCTTAGGTATTTTAGACGCTTCAGCCGCAACAAAAACGACAACGGTTTTTATGAACATGAGTTTGACTAACGGTGGCACTACGGGCACAGTAACTTTTAACTCTGTTGATGTTAATAATTCCGTTGTTAATTACGGCGGTTGTGAGAATTTTAGTTGCACAGCAATAACAGGTTTTAGTTTGATACCTGCGTCGGGAAATATAACGGGCACAGTTAGGACATACAGTTATGCCAACAGTTAAAACATTTATTAACGACACAGGCGTAGTTAAAGAATTAACAGGCGCAGAACTTGAAGCCTTTAATGCTGACCGTGCAAATATACAAGTCGAAGCACAAGCCGAAATTGACGCGCAAACCGCCAAACTTGCGGCGCGTCAAGCCGTGCTAGACAAACTTGGGTTAACAGCAGATGAAGCCGCCGCACTATTTGGCTAGTTTGGCATTACTCATTGTGCTGACCGCTTGCGAAACAACACGCGACAACACACTTACCGTCAAAGCACGCGTTAAAAACATGACGCTAGATAACTGCAACGTGCCTGACCGATGCGGCATAACACCATGACTCGACACAGATACACCGCTGACGAACTACACGCACGCATGATCGTAACCGTAGGCGTACTACTGGCAATAGTTTTCTGCACCATAGTCATAGGCATGACCTACGGATTGCTTTTTATTTCGCAACCTGAAAAACAGGCCCCCAATGACGCGGCCTTCATTGACTTAATGTCAACCATTGTCGTGTTTTTGACTGGCACATTGTCAGGCATTGTTGCATCTAACGGCATTAAAAGTAAACCAATTAAGTAATGCCTAATCGCGCTTACATAGTTACGCAACAACCAGTCGTAAAGTCTGCGTTGGCTGGCACAGCGGAATGGGCTCGACTTGCATGTTTGCATAGCGGTGGCAGTTTGTGGAATAACGGCACATGGGTAGTACGCGACGTACGCAACAGACCCGGCACAATTAGCAATCATGCTCGAGGGCTGGCAATGGACTTGTCGTACCGTTGGTTAAACCAAAAAAAGTTGGGCAAAGCAGACGGCCGCAAAGCGTCACTCGCGTTTATTGTCAAGTGTTTAGAAAACGCAGACCATTTAGGAATACAACTTGTGATTGATTACGCAATGCAACGGTCATGGAAATGCGATCGTGGCACATGGCAACCGTTACCTAGTGTCGAGCAGGGCGACTGGTATCACATAGAGATTGACCCGCACGTCGCCAATGACCCAATTATCGCAAAACAGCGCTGGCAAGCCGTTTTCGGGGTATCACCGACAGAGGCAACAAAACCTGTTTAGGCTGGTCACCTACCCGAGAAAGTAGGTCACTATGACACTCATCAGCAAAATTGCAATATCGCTATTTATTAGCGTCACGTCAATATTTATTTTGACACCGCCGCCTGCACCCACAGCCGACGATCTAGCAGTCAGACAACCCGAAGTATTTGAGGGCTACGGCCAACCAGTTGACATACCTAGCACCACAAGCACCGTGCCTGTAACTACGCCTATAACGCAACCTGACGCGTGTAAGACCGTGTTTGACATGGCTCGACACGTCGGCTGGGCTGAAAAAAACCTGACACAATTGGTCGCAATCGCCTACCGCGAAAGCCGATGCAACCCTGCCGCGTTTAACCCGACCGACCCAAACGGCGGCTCAGCCGGGGTTATGCAAATCAACTACTTTTGGTGCAAACCGTCGTCGTACTACGTCAACGGCTACTTGCAGGCATACGGCCTACTACGCACCTGCGACGACCTGTTTGACCTAGAAGACAATTTGCGTAGCGCGTTAGCAATCTTTAGATACTCGAATGGGTGGCGTGCATGGTCACTCTAAAACATTTGTTTTTAGCGTCAGTCTTGACTGCGTACACCTACCTGATAATGTCAGTCACCAACAAACGAAAGGCAAGAGATGACCGAGAACATCGACCCGAGAACTGACCCACAATTCCAGGCGCTTAAACACGTCATGGAACAAATCACACAAAACAAAGTGCCAATACGTCAGCCGTGGGAGTTGGCAGCGCGTAGCACGCTTCGAGCAATCCAGCACGAGATTGACGACCGCAACGTACTTGACGACGCAGAACTAATTGACGTACTAAACCAAACACGTATTGAAATTAAATATCTGTTGAGCATCATCACCGATCTTGACGAGCGCGTCAAAGAGCGTGACGCAGAGGTCAGCCGACTTGAAAGGTGGGCGCACCGTGCTAACTAAACACGAACGACACCGTATGCGCGTCGCAATGGTAGAAAGCCAAGCCAGCGCAAACGCTAAATGGACACCGCAACAACAAATGCAAGTAGATAATGCGATACGCAAAATGGCGCGCATGATGCCACGCTTTACGGCCGACCAAGTTTGGTATGAACTGGGCGTAACATTTCCTGTTACTAAAGGCATGACCGCTCGACTACTGGTAGCGCAACGTAACGGCGTTATAAAAAACACGGGCGAGATCACGTTTGCTGAGCGTGGCGGCGAACACGATCACGCGCAACGCCTAACAATATGGCAATCGTTGTGAGCGGATTTAACCTTGACAATTACGTTGACGTACCTACACGTTTAGGCATGGCACTAAAAAAATATCCTGACCTACGCATACAAGAAACGCACCGCGAGATCATAGAGATGCCTGACAAGTCATGCTTTATTCGTTGCACCGTGACCGTGTGGCGTGACCAAGCCGACCCGATACCTGCAGTTGCGTCAGCGTGCGAGATTTATCCGGGTCGTACGCCGTACACAAAGATGAGCGAGAACGAGGTTGGGTTTACTAGCGCGCTGGGTCGAGCGCTCGGCTACATGGGTTTCGGTATAAACAAAAGCATTGCATCGCGCGACGAAGTACAAGCAGCGCAATCACGGCAACCTACAGGCCGTCTAGCGCCAGTCGTACCGATGCACGACGTAGAGATGCCATTCCCTGACGCACCAGTACAGGAGTATGCAACGCCTAAACAGTTGGGCATGATGCGTGCGCTGGCTAACGGGCAAAACATTGCGCAAGACAAACTCAAAGAGTATTGCAGCAACGTGCTTGGCCGTCAGATAAACACAACAGGCGATCTAACTAAACGTGATGTCAGTCGAGTGATTGACGCGCTAAAACTAGGTGAGCCACAATGACGGGTAGGCCGTCGGGTTCATTGCAATCGTCTAGACGTAATTGGTTTAGTCATTGCGTTAAGTGCGGTTGTCAGATAACTAATTTAGGTTCAGGTCGGCCACGCAATAATTGCGGTAATCATAAAAAACCTAAACAAATGGTAATGACAGCATCACAACGAAGGGCGAAGATAAATATGGCTCGTATAACTCAATCGCAACGTGATCGAGATTTCATCAACCGACAAAAACTGTTAATTGGGCGTTGCGCTATGCACCCATTCCTAAACGACGGCCAAGAGTACCTAGTTACAGAACGAAACGTTGTGGCATTCTGTTGGGATCACACCGATAGAGAAACTAAAGTTGCTACGTTGTCTCAAATGGTTGGTCGCAAAAAATTTAATCAACAAGATTTGTTAAATGAAATAGCAAAATGCGTATTGAATTGCGCTAATTGTCATCAGATAAAAACATTTGAAAGCAATGATTACAGGCAGGTCGATCGAGCAATTAAGCAATTACAACAACCAACGTTATTCGATAACTAATTACGGGCATGACCTAAGCCAGTTGCATGGCGGTTGGTAACACACGGCAACGTGGGTAGATGACGCGTGCGCGAGTACGAGTCAGGCAAACGGTTAAAGCATGGGAGTGTCGGTGAGGCAAGACACGGGGGGATAGCGCATTAGGCTTTAATCACAGCAACACAAATTGACATAAACAAAACAAACCTTAAACATAAAGTTGACAACATGGCCAGCGTTAACAAACCGAGAGCAAGCGCGACAGCGCGCGCTAGTGCAATATGAGCAGACCGCGTGATGATTACGAATACCAACGAAACCGGGGCGTAATCTTACGAGAACAACCAACTTGCACCGTCTGCAATCGGCAGCCAAGCACACAAGTTGATCACATCATTCCACTTGACGCAGGCGGTGGACACGAACTTGCAAACCTGAGAGGCATATGTTTCAAATGCAACAACACGTTAGGGCATCGGTACGTAACACAACGCAACGAGATGCGTCGTACCATTCGAGCCGAGGCAATGCGTGAACAAGGCGTGATTGACGTTGAACACAATCGGTCTTTTACACAGAAAAAATTAATCCCCCCGACCCAACTCAGGATTATCTCAGATGACCCTAATCAGCCTGAACTGGCGGTAACTGGCCGAGATCAGCCGAGG